CGCCCTGTTGCCCCGCCTCACCTGCATCAACAAATGCATTCTGATTTGTGATGTTGTTCCTGGCGAAGTTGATGGCGTCTTGAACAGACATCTGAGGAACGCCTTGGCGAGCCTCGTTTACACCATAAAGACGGTAATGCCGCTCTGCTTCGGCTTGAGTATCAATGCCCGCTTGGGACAAATCTGGGTTTAAGCGAACGTATTCTTGCCAATTAAACCCAGGAGGCAAGGTGATGTTAGGTATTTGGCTAGATGTATACGTTCCATCGCCAATCGGTTGCGCTTCATATTCTTTGCCCCAAGTATCAACAGGCCCCGCCACGGGAGTAGCGGCGGGTGTCGTGGGAGTGGGTGTTGGAGTTGCGGGCGTCGGCGTTGGCGAAACACCAAGATCACCCGCCGTCAGCGTCTGACCGGACGTATCCGTGAGGATTGGCGTCGTCGGCGTTACCGAAGTTGGGGCTGTTGGTGTAGGAACAGTCGGCGTAGGAGCCGTAGGCGTTGGTGCGGTCGGGACAGTCGGAGTCGGCGTGGGTACGGTCGGGGCAGTGGGCGTCGGAACAGTCGGAGTAGGAACGGTTGGAGCAGTCGGCGTGGGCGGCTGAGTACCCGTCACCCGGTAGTAGTCATCCAGGGTGAAGTTGGTGCCGAGGGCTCGGTTCCATTCCGATACGGTCTGACCAGGAGTCCACCCCTGTTGCGCTGCGTACTCCAAGCCGCGCTGAGTTGCCAAGGTATCGTTTGCACCGCCCGCATACATGTAGTCGCGGAAGTTAAACGGGGCGGCGGTTGGAGTTGGCGCGGGAGTGGGGGTAGGGGTTTGCCGAGAAAGATACTCTGGCGAAGACATGAACTGCCCACGAACGAATTCCGGCGTGTAGTTGCCGGACTGAAGGGCGTTCATCCAGAAGTCAAAGCCGCCCTGATCCGGGGCGCGGCCCAGGATGTCTTGGTAGTAGCCGGTCAGAAGGCCGGAATAGTCCGGCGCAGGTGCGGGGGCCGACCCTCCGCCCACAATGTTCAACAGATCGTTTTGATCAAACGAATCCTGAAATTCTTGCTCGGACAGCAGTCGTGCCATGATCTTATTGGGTCAAGTCCCAGAAAGCGATAGTGCCGTAGCACTCGCCTTGCGGAGTTGCAGAATCCACCGTGCGGATGGCAAGCGTCAGGACATCACTGGCGTTTGCCAAGGACACGCCCAACTGCAAGGCCCAGTTGTAGCCTGCCGGATCAACCAGAGGCTGCTTGCCTCCGCTGCCGGAAGCATCAAGATAGTCTGTCTGCACCAGAGTGCCGCCCGTCATGGCCGTAGCAGAGGTATCCATCTCTGCGTTGGAGTCCGTGGGAACAGCCGACCAAGATGCGCCGGTCAGGGTTGCATTGAAGAACAGGCCCACCTCGTAACTTTGACTTGCGATGGGAAGTATTTGCATCCGGCCAGGAAGCACCACTGCGCCAAGCGCCGTAGACGCCAGACGGATCGACACGATGGGCTTGAACGTCAGTTGGATGTTGCTGAGTTTGGTCGTGCGTCGCGCCAAGTGACTCGGGGAATACTGCTCGTACCCGCCCTCAGAGATGACCGTCGAGCAAATCTGCTTCATGCTCGCGGTGGTGACGTTGGACAGATTCTTGATCTCGTACCGCACCGGCAGGATGGCCGTGGTCATGTAGACCGAGCCAATGTCGTTGGCGTTGTTGAAGGTGTGGCAGACGATGTACTGCCCGTTGATCACGAACCCAGTACGCACTGAGCCCACACCCAACCACTCAAAGTCACACCAGAAAATCTGAGTCTTACTGACATCAAGCGTGATGCCGGACGCCCCGGTGCCGTCCAACTTATCCCCGTTCCAGTCGGCTTGGTTGACGGTGCGGACATCGCTTGGCGTTCCCGGCGTAGGCAGAGAATCGGAACGCATGACCATCGACAGCGTGGTGCCGTTGGCCTGGAAGAACACGCCGTTCTGGGTGTTGAAGTACCCCACACGCTGCCGGATGTTGGCCGTGGGCGTGTTCATGGCAAAGGTGGCAAGCACCAACAGCCCCTTGCCCGGTTGGTAGGACATGGAGCGGAACGTCTGCCGCACGGCTTCCGAGTTGGTGGTTGCCGCCACCGACATCTGCACCGTAGATTCGTTGCTCAGGAACGTGGTGGATGCGCCGTTGACCGTGCTCGTGTCGAACTGGTTGTCCGGGGCGTAGCGTTGCTGAGAATCAAAGAGCGTGTAGGGCTGACTGACGCGCAGGCGCCCGAAGGCATCCGTGTTGGTGCCGCCGATAGAGATTGGGATGGGTACGGTCGTAGCCAAGATAGCCCTCAGTGCAGCATCAAGTCGGTTGAAGTACAGGCGCAGGACGTTGTTGAACTGCTCCTGATACCGAGAGTCGTAGCCACCCGGGGCCAGTGGTAGGTTTGGCGGTGGCGGAACAGTAACATCTTCAATGAGCAGAGTCATCTGCGGCCATCCATCCGAACGTCGATACGGGGCGAACCCAACTGCCACGTCACACCAAGATCATTGGACTCGGCTTTCATAATCAACTGCCGCCCGCGCACTCGGATGTAAACGATATTAGTGAACTGCTCAATCGGCACTGTAGCCGTGCGCGTGACTGCTGCACTGCTTGATCCGCCAAGAGACTGAGGGTTGTTAAACCCGGAGCCTGCCCCCTTCATGGGGATCAGCGTCATAGTCAGTGATGGGTTGTTTGCCGTCGAACCTACAAATGTCACGTCCGGCACCATCCGCCAGATGAAGCCAAAGTTCTGGCCGTCCTCGATGTCAAACTCGGCAGACTCAATGTAGGCATTGATGGCCGCCGGAGTCCCGGTGGCATTGTCATCTACGCCGTTCTCGTGCTGCACAAGATTGCCCAGGTACGTTGCCCCAATCGGGTAGTCTTGCAGACCCGAGTCAAGCCATGCCGTCCGGGCCAGCGTGCCGTAGTACCAAATCTTCTCTAGATAGTTGTAAACAACGTACCTGTCGATGGTTGTCGAGTTGGCCGAGCAGTAGAACCACCAGACTTCATTGAAGCCCTCATTGGTCCCCGCGAAGACTTGAGCCGCTTGGGACTGATTGAAGTTCCCAAACACGTGGCGACGCAGATCGCTCGGCAGGGTCTGAATGCGACCGTCGTAGGCGTAGAACTTATCCACCCCCATCCAGTACACCACGCCGGAACCAATAGCCAAGGCATTTGGGCTAAGGATGGAGATGTTGCTGCCCAGAATCTGTGCGCCCCAAACCTCCGGCGCTCCAAGGTATTGCAAGGAATAAACGGCTGAGTCCGTAAACACCACAAGTTCCTGACGGGCTTGGATGGCGGTGATGATCTCACTGCCGTCTGAAAGTCGAAGACTGCCCGCCTGATTGGTCGCCGAAGGGGTCCAGTCAACCGCACTCTCTTGGTCCGACCACCGGATCAGCATGGGGTCGATAACCGAGGAGCCAATTTCGTTGCATCCCAGTGCAAACACAAAGCGGTTGATGTCCGAGATGAAGATTTTGTTCTGAATGACCGGCACCCCATTTGCGCCGGACAAAGTGGACAGTTCTACCGCCCGAGTGTTTACACCGCTAGTGTTGTCCCAGTAATACATAGGACCACGCCGAGGGCCAAAGATCAGGTCTTCACCAAAGTTGCCCTGGCTCCAAAGGCGAATGGATGTGCGTGTCGTGCTTGGAACACCAATACCCCATGAACCCGTTCCCCATGTGCCCGCACCCCATCCGGTCAGCGGAACCTCGATCTCGGGGCCGACGTTGATCTGATAAGCGGCGGAGACCGCCGAACCGCCAGTTGCGCCTGCGGCGATAACCGAAGGGGTGGTGATCGTGTAAGAGTTGACGTTAACGACGGTGATCTGAAACTCGGCGTTCAGCACCGATGCGTAAGTCCCGGTCACTCCACTGAACGTAACAAAATCACCCGTGATGCCGCCATGAGAGGGGGCTGTCACCGTAACCGTCGTGGTGCCGTTGCCTGTAAACGGATCGGTGCCCAGCGTAGTCGTCGCACGGATCGGGGTGATGTCGAAGTACGCGCCGCCCCGTTCGATGTAGAACTTCAAGTGGGTACCAACGCCAATCAGGTTTTCACTCTGGAGCGTTACCCAGTTCCAAAGGGAACGGCAGACACCCAAGAAAGTATTGGCAGAGATGCGGGTCCACCCGCCAATCTTCTCAGGAGTACCCTGGCGGAAGCGCA